CTGGACTGGGTGTAGACCCCCCCAATCGAAAGGGTAGACCCCTTGGTGAAACTAAAGGTCGGAGTTGCCATAGGGCTTTGGAATTAGCCCCGTGTCAAACAACCATCAAGGGGGGGTCGTGGCGGTATTGTGCCAGACCAAGGTGGGGGGCAGAGTGCCCAACGGAAGCGTCTCGATGCGGGTGTAGGACATGGAGCCTGCCCAGATAATCGAAGAATACAGGTACTCGGTCCCCGGGACAACCTTGAGTGTCTGGTTGGGCGGGTTGTAGTCTGGCGATCCTACCGTGGGGTCGTCCGCCGCGCTGAAAGTGTAGGTGAAGGTCTGCGGGGTAGAAGTCGAGGACACCAGCACCTCGGGGCCAGGATAGGTCCACGAATACACATCGGTCGTCTGCTGGGCCGTCAGCGTCATCGAAACGCCAATCCACGGCTTGTTGACCACATCGCCCTGCGTCACATTGATGGTGAACTTAGGGGTGAGGTAGATTTGCTCATCTGGACCAGATGTGACTGTCCGCTGGTCGTAGGTCGGAATGGTGCTTACCTCCACGGCTCCGTTGAAGTAAGTGGTCGAGGTGGTGGGAATAGCCAAGTCCAAGCCGTATCCCTCGGCGATGTACCCCTTGGCCTCACTTGGGTAACTTGGGAAGGCCACCTCTCGGTTCGTGATGACCGTGGGCGTAAGACCTCCATCGGCTACTATGGATACGAAGCCAACCTGCGTGGGAGCGCGTCCCGCACTAAAAGGGCGGGTCGTCTCGTTCATACCCGATAGAAGAAGTACGAGGCCGTCCCAGGCTCCGTGTACTTGTGACGCTCCGCCCAAAGGCTACCGCTGACAGACTGGTTGATAACCAAGTCAACGCCACCACCCGTAGCGGCTGTCGCCGTCACGATAGCCAAGGTGATGTAACCCTCCGTATCCGTGTCCGTAGTCGGGTAAGTCTCGACCTTGATCTCCGAGTCTGACTTCGGGAAGAAAGCAGGCGCGGGGTCGGCCTTGCACTTGATGGTGACCACATAGGTACCAGCGGTGGTCGGAGCCGCAAGCGGCGTGTAGTTCGCCGTCATCAGCGTACCGTTGATGTACGGGATGACATTGTTGACGGTTCCAGGGACGACCCGAATTACCGTCACGCCTTCGACCGTATCGAGGTACACGGCAAATGGAGTGGAGATGGCACCGAACACGACATCCTGCGGGGTGTTGAAGGCCACGCCGCCGATGCCGGAAGCGAACTCGACACCCTGCGACATCATCGTGCGGTTTCTCTCGATGCCAGCCGCCATGCGGTTCAATGCCCTGGCGGAGATTTGTTCTCCATCACCGAAGGAACCGTACCCAGAAGAATTGAAGCCGTTGATTGATTTCACGACTCGGCAATTACTGGGTAAATGTCGGGGTCCCAACCACCAAGTCCAGAAAGCATCAAATCTGCGGTCACCTTGTAGATCGTACCGTATAGTTCGACCGAGCAGTTGGTGACCAAGAAGTTCGGCTTGATGTTATTCTTCCATTCGGAGGTGTAATTGATGCCACCAGCAAAACCACCATCGGCAGAAGGCTTTCCGAGACGCTTGTAGGCGTTGGGCAACTTGAACTTCGTGCCAGTCGTAATCCATCCGACATACGAAGCCAGTTCTAGCGCGCTGTCCTCCGTGTTGATGTAGAACAAGACACGCAGGTTCAACTGCGGCTTGTAGTAGGAACGAACACCTGCCTTGATGTTGGGGGTCTGGTCAAGGCTATCCGTCTGCGGAGGAATAAATCCGATGAACTGGCAGTTGTTGACGGAACCAGCCCCGGCAACCTTCGGGGTCCAAAGCGCGCGGTTTGGGTTGAGGAAGGTGTCTGGCTCGAAACCACCACCAGGAGGGGGAGGTCCAGCAAGGGGGCTGGAACCGCCGATGCTGGTGCAATAATGGTTGAAGAAGTTAGGGTGCGACTGAATGGACTCCGAGGCGGCGGCGGAGGTCATCTGGATTTGCGGCTCGGTATATCCGCGCTCGCTGACGCTGAGATCAAGGCCGCAATAGTCCGCACGAATGGTGACGACTTCGCCCTTTTCCTCGGTCATCACGACCCTCCACAATTTTAGTTGAGTAAAGCCAGCGATAGGATGGCTGGCACCACGGGAAAAGGTTGCCGTGAAGGTGTCTGCCAGAACACGGGCCATCTTGAAGGTGACCGTGGACTGAAGGAGTCCAAATCCGTCCGAGTCCACCGTCCAACCTGGCTGAACCTTTGCAAGCAATAGGTCGTTGCCGTACTTGATCATAGGTTCTGGCATAAATCAAAAGGAAAGCATTCCGCCTGTCGTAGCCTTGATGGTGCCTTTCACAATCTCGCTCATAATCTGATTGCCCATGCCTGTGTTTTGGGATGTTTGCTCGGTTGCGGTTGCGATGCGATCAAGAGGCGTGAAGGCGATTGCTGAAACGATGTCACCGCCGCCCATCTGCTGGACACGGGACGCACCTTGGGCTTCTGACAGACCGAGGGGAGAAAGTTTGGTGCCACCACCACCACCAAGCGTCTTGCTGATTTCCTCCAGAAAAGATTTTTGGTTTTCACGGGACATACCAAGCGCGGTTTTACCAGCAAAAAATGCGCGCTGTTCATCCGTCATGCCCTCTGTGTTCGCAAGCAAAAGACGAGCCGCCGCCTTGGGGTTTGACATAGCCATGACTCTAGCCGCCAAACTGACGGCTTGGCCCTTGATACCAAAAAGAACAGCAGAAACATATCCAGCCGCCTCAAACATGGCGGCTTTCATGTTGGCCCACATTCGGGTCCAAGCGTCACTCAACTGGTTCATTGAATTGATGGAGGTCTGCGTGTTCGTCAATGTGGTATTCTTCAAGATCTCCATGTTGACTACGCTACCCTTGATGATCGGCATCAACTGTTCGGCAGAAGAACCAAACAACTGAACGGCATAGTGCATCAGAGTGGCTTCATCGGTACCGGCTTTGAATGATCCGTTGAGGGCGCGGATTGCATCGAAGAACTTGAAGTTGCCCTTGTTGATGTCGTTGAGTCCGACACCAAGTTTAGCCATGACTGCGTTGACCTCGGAGCCTTGGATTTTAGCCTGGCCCATCTTCTTGTTGAACTCAGCCATGCCATGAGCAACGCTCTCTAGGCTCAACCCGGCGGACTCCGCAACAACCTGTATACGCTGGAGTTCTTGGGTTGATAGGCCAGTCTCGTAGGAGAGGTTCCGCAACCTTCGGGCTTCGTCCATGAGTTTCTTGACCCCATCGACAAGCGCGCCGATGGCATCCGTAATCATGGAAGGCAACCCGAGTGCCATGCCAGCAAGACCAATCAATCCGCCGCCTTGAAACGAAGTGAAGGCTTTTTCGGCGGTACTTACCTGCCTCGGAAGGGGCGGAGGCTTGCCTGCACCTTTACGGGTTCCTTTCTCCAGGTTCTTGGAGATGTTCTGGCCTGCGTTCTGCATGGCCTTTTCGAGTTCGCCTACATCGGCCCCGAAAGTAAGTGCTACATCAAACGATGACATTAGTTCTTGCTATCGCTCTCCTTGAAGCGGTTGATGATATTTTCAAAGTTATCGAACATGGACTCGTCATCCGTGGAGATGACATCGATGTTTGCACCGTTGTAGATGGCGTGGGAGATGCTCATCCAGACGGCTTCACCTTCCGGCATTGTCCACGCTTCCTCAAGAGAACAACCGTTGCGGACATTGTTGGCGACGCAGGCCAGAGTCCACGGGATTTTCTCGGCGGATTTCTTTGAGTCGTTTTTCGTCCAAAGTTTAGGATAAGAAACGGACTCTGCGATTGCCGAGATGATCTTGGCGCAATTCTTGACCAGCCTTTTCTTGTTAAACCTCATACGGAACAGTTCGTAATGTTCCATGACGCTCAAAGGTTTAGCCATCTCATTCTTGTCATAGGTGGACATGACCTTGACCGCCATCATCACATCGTATGGGGTGATGACCGTATCGTTCTTTAGTTCAAGAAAAGGAGAATTGATGGACTCAAGGACAACCCTGTGCCTAATGCAAAAAGCCTTCAGCGTCCTGCCGCAGACCTTATCTTGGTCTGGGAGGACGGTGATGGCCTTGAGGTAACGAGCATCCATTCGGGATGCCGCCCTTTTAGGCGATTTCCTGGTACTTGATACCTTTGACGGAAACCTTGCGGTAGTCCTTGTTCACACCCTTGTCGTCAATCGACTTGAGGATGTACTGGACGGTGCCGTAGGTGAACTGGGTGCCGTTCTCGGGAATGGCATCAGCAATCTTGAGAACACCATCGAGGGTGATCTCCTTCCGGCGATCATCGAGGTGGTTCGTGATGACAACGCCTTCCTCGTTGGCGACCTCGACATCCAGCGCGAAGGACTGGGAAATGTCATCGGACTGCACCACCATGTAGGTCACGGAGTCACGAAGCCCGTAGAAAAGGGCAACACCATATTCGATAGGGGCGGGCATAGGAAGTCTTTGGAATTAGCGGGTTGTCAAGGGGAGGGGGGGAGCATGACAAAGACCGTGTACTCAAGCAGGTTGCCGTACTTACGCTGGTGCATACCCTCCTCGTCCTGGTTCACCCAGAGGTCGTACAGGATGCCGTCCGTACCGAGCGTCCAGAGGGCTTTTAGGGCCGTCTTGTCCGCCATGTAATTCTGGACGGTCTGGACCCGGGTGCGGTGCTGGTCGAGGGTGTCGTCATCGGCGGACGAGTAGACCCCAATCTCAAGGGTCACGGTGTAATTGCCATAGGGGTTATTACCCAAGGCATCAGCGGCGCGGCTGGACTTGGCGTAGACGGTGACCAAGGGGATGACCTTGGTTTCCGGCGTGATGCCCTTGTGGACGGCGGTACCCGTGAGGGCGGCGGCGAGATAGGCTTGGACCTTTTCCTCGACAATGGTACGGGCGGAATAGAACGGGATGCTCATTAGGTTGTTTCGATTTGGAAGCCTTCCACACCCTTGATGACGGCAAGGAGCGTCTTGCCCCCATCCTTTTTATCCTTCAACATCTTGATGACATTGTTGCGGATAGCAAAAGCCCTGTGGTTTCGGGCTTTGACAATAAGGTGCCATCCTTGGCTGTGCTTTTTGGCTATGGCGTTGCCGACCTTGATGGTTTGCAGGGAGCCACCAAGGTTGGACTCAAAAATTGCGTTTTTAGAGCCTTGATCTCTAATCCAAGCAGAAGTGGGCATAGGTCCCAGTTTTAGTCCAGCATAGTACCACCCAGCCTTGAGTTTGCCTACGCGCTCTTGGGTTTTCTTAATGTAACGCTCTACCAACTTCCAGTCTCGCACATAAAAGTCCGGCTTTCGGTTCTTGTTTACACGGTAGTGAACAGGACCACGGACCATGCGATGGATAGCCCCAATCTGTCCCTCGGACTCTTGGAGCATGATGTTGCCTGCTCCAGACAAGTTCCCGTGTCGGCTTTGGATGAACTTATCGAACAGGATTTGAGTGGTGAAACCACCAGAACTATCAAAAGCACCACTATCGAATACCATGCCCATCGAACCGCTGTGAAACTTGCCAAAAAGCCACGAAGGGGCGTGGGGAGGAGGGGTTTCCTTCTTAGCCCTTACCCAAGCGTCAAAGATGCCTAGATCGCCACGCTGGGCCACAAGGCCAGCGGGTGCCTGGGCTAGTGGGGCGAAAATCTTTCGGATGTCCCGGTTGACGGCGGCGCGCCCTTTGTCACGGGCTTTGTTGCCGAAGCCACCCTCGCCACCCTTGGTGACGGCTGGTGCTGACCCGGAAAAAGGAGGGAAGAAATCGCAAATGTCCTTACAGGTAAGCCGAGCCTGCGTCTTTAGTACTTGTCCCAACTTGCCTTTGCAGGCCACCATAAGCATAAGAATATGCTTATCGAACTGCTCTTTGTTTACGCTGACATTAATGCCAGGCGTTACGACAATAGCCATTACTGCACCAGCGTCTGCACCTTGCAGATCACCCACGCCGAGGGAGGTCGGTCGGTGACCGTCATAATGCGGAACTGCTCTCCGTTGTAGGCGATGATGTTGCCGTGGGCCACAAGTCCGGGATGGGCCACTAGACCCGACCGCAGGAACTTCACATCAAACGAGGTCGAGGAGGTGAAACCGCCCGTCTCCAAGTCCTGCATGATGGCGGGCTGGCTCATCAGCGCGTTGAGGGCCACGGGGGTGCCACCCGGCACATTCTTGACGGTGACCGCCTTCGGGATTTCCCCAAGGATTTCAAGGGCATCGGTCGCCCATTCTGCGGGAAGGTCTGCCATCTGGAATTAGCGGGGTGTCAACCAAAAGGGAGAAGCCCACCTCCTATGGCAAGGAGATGGGCCTCTCGGCATTGTCGCATCGGGGTCGGTGAACCGCCCCCTAAACTGACCGCTGATTAGGCGGTGAAGATGATGCGCTGGAGGGCGTTGGGGTTGCCAACAGCCGTACCCTGGAGCCAGACGGCCTGCATATTGTGGGTACCCATCTGCCAGTTGTAGAAGTAGCGGAGCGCGAAGGTGAAGCCGGACTCGGGGTCGGTCACATTCATCTGCTCGCCACCGCCCGTGGTCGGGCTGGCGGGGACTCGGGTGACAATCACCAGACCCTCCTTGCAGGAGGCGATGCCATTCAGACCTTCCGAGGTCGGGGTGCCGAGGCCAGCGAAGCCGTTGAACTCGCTGACGGAGAAGCCGTGGAGTTTCTTGTCGATGGCGTTGTTCTGGATGACATCCGAAACGCCGTACGAGAAGGTCTGGGCAACGGACGGATCCTGCACCAACTGGCCCAGCGCGTCCGGCGAGAGCAGGAGGGCGCGGTCGTTGTGAGGCAGGTTCGCCTTGGTCAGATTGGTGGCGGCGGCGGCGACGGCCTTGCGGTCGAACAGGGCCTGGGTGCCGTTGTAAGCCTTGGCGGAGAAGTTGGCGTTGGTCACCTTGCCGAGAACGGCGTTGAAGAGCGACAACTGGATGGCGTTAGCCATCGGAGCCATGAACAGGCGGCGGAGACGCTCAAGGGAGAGCGTGGAAGCCTCGAAATCCGTGAAGGCGACATCCACATAGTCGGGTTCTTCAAGGGTGATGGCGACATCGGTCGAGGTGGCGTTGGTCGGGACATAGCCGTTAGCCGGGTTGTACTTCGACGAGGTGAAGGAACCAGCGTAGCGGGTGTGGACCGTGGAGCCGCGCTCGGCGACATAGGAACCGAAGTCGGTGACGGCGATCTTGGTCAGCGGCACGAGTTCGGGGACGAGGGTGCGGAGGGATTCCTCG